AGTCTTTCAAGGGCAAACTTAGATGAACTTTACAAGCGTCAAACAGATTTATTAACTCTTATAAATCTTCAGCATCGTGGTGGTAGATTTAGGGCATATGGTGGAGTAACACTATGAATAATACCCCATTTAAAGGTGCAGACCTAACAGAGAAATCAGTTAGATTCTGGAGACCTGATCTATTAGCACCACATGATGAATTTTCAAGGGATATTCAAGAAACTCTAATATCCCGTGTAAGAGACTTATATCGCAATAATCCATTAGCTAAAGCGATAATCCGTAGATTATGTGATAATGTGATTGGAACTGGTGTTAAACTGCGAGTATCAATTAACAATGAGATACTTGGAATTTCACAGGAAGATAGCTATAGACTAGAAAATAAAATAACTAGTCTATTCTCACTTTGGGGTGAAACCTGTGATTTCTATGGGGTTAATTCCTTTAATTCCTTACAGTACCTTATATATTTAGAATACTTAATAACAGGTGAGTGCTTTATAAATACGCCAATGCTAGATGATAATTTAAAATTACAGGTCATAGAATCTGAATATGTGGACAATCCTGCTTTTAATCCTGATATGGAATTGCTAAAGAATGGTATAAAACTCAATAAACAAGGGATACCTGTATCCGCTTTCGTTCGGGAACATCATCCAAATGATTATAATGTAGTTCCTATAAGATGGCATGAAGTTCCATTCTATGGGGGTTTGACCAAATTAAAAAGGTTACTACAATTATACCGACAGGAAAGGGGATGCTTATATAGAGGAATACCACCATTAGCAACTGTTATGGGACATTTAAAGAGCCTGGAAAAGTTCACTGATGCAGAACTAGCGGCCGCTGTAATAGCATCTTATTTTGCTATCTATATAAAGAAATCTACACCACCTATGAGTCCTTATTCACATACTGGAGTAGCTGATGATGCAGACCCTGAAAAGAAAGAATTGAATTTAACTAATGGTATGATACTTGATTTAGACGCTGGAGAAAGTATAGAACAAGTAAACCCAACTAGACCTAATAGTGAATTTGCACCCTTCTATAATGACATACTTAACCAAATTACTGCTTCTTTTGGTATTGCACCCGAATGGGTAAAAGTGATATTTGGTAGTACCTATTCGGCATCTAAAGGGGCATCTTTGCAGACTTGGAAAACTATAATGGCGGAGAGAGGTTTATTTATAGACCAGGTACTTAATCATGTTTTTAAGCTATTTTTAAGAGTACTAATTACAAAAGGTAAGGTAGATTTACCATTGAATGATGAGATACTTTACGCTATAACACCTCATTGGATAGGAACTGGAAGAGACGAAATAGATGAGTATAAAGCTACTTTAGCCGCTGATAAAAGAATTTCAATGGGTATTTCTACACTACAAAGAGAGGCTGAAGAATTACAAGGAGAGGATTGGTTAGGTGTAACCAAACAAAGAAGCGTAGAAACACGATTAAGACAGCAATCTGGATTAGAAGATATACATATTGAGGATACTAATAAACCTGTACAATCAGCACAAGATATGGATAAAGAAGAATTATTTGAGAGGAATATGCAGTGATACTTGATTTAAACAGACCTCGTTATTTAAGAGAAGATGTTTTTTTCTCAATACAAAATCTACCAGACAACTCCATGTTACAACCACCACGAGATATGGATAAAGAAGAATTACTTGAGAGGAATATGCAGTGATACTGGATTTAAACAGACCTCTTTATTTAAGAGAAGATGCTTTTTTCTCAATACAAAGTTTACCAGAAAACTCCATGTTACAACCACCAAAATCTATATTAAGAATAGAGGATAATGTAGCTATATTAGATATATTTGGGGCTTTAGCAGAAAGAAAAAGTTGTTTAATAACCTATGAAAGTATCCAAAAAAGTATTCTTGAAGCAATACAAAATCCTCAAATATCACATATTATTTTAAATATAGATTCACCTGGTGGGGAATGTAGTGGTGTTGAGGAATTAGCTTTATGTATTTATAATAATAAAAGCATTAAACCAATTTTTGCTTGCATTAACAATATGGCCGCTTCTGCCGCATATTATATTGCTTCTCCCTGTACTGCCATTTTCAATGCGTCTAGCATATCTTTAAGTGGCAGTATTGGGGTGGTGGAACAACATATTGATATGTCCCTATTAGAAAAAAATATGGGTGTTGTAACAACTGAAATATATGTTGGAAAATATAAAAGAATTTCTTCTATGCACAAACCATTAACAGAGGAAGCAAAGCAATATATAGAAGAAAGTTTATTGAGAATATATGGCGTTTTTGTAAAAGATGTATCATTTTATAGAAATAAAGATATTCAATATACATTAGAAAATATGGCAGATGGTAGAGATTTTATAGGCGACGATGCCATTCAATTTGGTTTAGTTGACGATACTCTACCGTTGGCCAATTTAATTACATTATTAAGAGGAGAAAAAAATATGATTACTAACCCATTTAGTAAAAAAGTAAAAGCTGAAGAAGCACCACAACCACAAGAAGAACCAACTACAGAAGAAAAAATGATTTCTACAATTAAAGCTATGCTATCTAAAGAGACAATTAAATCCATTATAAAAGAGGTACTTGCTGAAGAAGCACCAAAAGAAGAACCTGTAAAAAAGGAAGAAATGCCAGCACCACAAGAGCCTACTGTAAAATCTCAAGAAATGCCACCTTCTGAAGAACCAAAAAAAGAACCTTCTGAAGCGTTAAGAAAGCAACTTAAAGAAGAATCAGTTATACCTAATAAATTTCCTCAACAAATTGGCAATTTAGGTGCTTTTGAATCTATGATTTTAAAGAAAGTAACATCTTCTATAAATCCAAAATTAAGGAGTTTATAATATGTCTTACGGAGTATATTCATCTACACAAGCGTATCCTTCTCCATTATGTGGTAGTTTCCCTTTTGTTTCTGACTATGGAACAGTGTTATCAGGAGAAGGTGTAGTAGCATCTTGGACAGTGCTTGGAAAAGAAAGCACTAATGGAAAATTAAGAGTTTGTAAATCAGCAAATACAGATGGTTCACAAAACCCTTTTGCTATTATAGCTGAAGGTGTTGATGCCACTTCGGCAGATTCTAAATGTTATATATTTTTGACTGGTGAATTTTTTGCTGATAAATTAGTATATGGAACAGGTATTACAGCATCTGCTATTAAAGATGCTTTAAGAGATTTAGGAATTTATTTACGATAGGAGTAGAATTTAATGGCTGATGTAAATATGAACCCTTTCAATGCGGCTTATTTTGCCGCTGGTATTCAACAATTATTCCCTGCTAAAATGTTCTTAAGGAAATTATTTGCCAAAGTACTCTCAATAAACTCATTAACAGTTGATTGGGATTTCTATGAGAATACTCGTAAATTAGCTAATTTTACATCTTTAAGAGTACAAGGGGACAACTTACCTAATTTAGTTTATAAGACTAAACAGGTTGATCTACCTACTATTAAACAGAAACATTTTATAGCAGATGCTGATATTGCACAATCCAGAGAATTTGGTTATCATCGTTATGCTGAAGTTGACTTTATGGAAAAAACTTCATTACGCATTTTAAGAGAAATGTATGAAGACTTAAATTCAATTTCTCGTTTAGAAGAATGGTGTTTAGCACAGGCAATTCAAACTGGTATTATACCTATTGTTGGAACTGGTATCTCTACCTCTGTTGATATGGGCATGAAGAACACACATATATACTCATTAACAGGTAATGATTTATGGTCTGATAGCTCATCTGACCCATTAAGAGACCTTCGTAATGCCTGCGATTTAATCGCTGATGATAGTGGATTATCTACTGGGTTTGTTGCAATTTGTGGAAATGATGCAATAACTGCATTACAAAATAACTCTAAATTTAAAGAAGCATTAGATAATAGAAGAATTGAATTAGCTAAAATTGACCCATCTTTATCTGAAGATGGTAGTGTTTTGGTAGGTACTATTTCTGACCCTCCAGTAGCGTTATATAGATACCCAGAAAAGTACTATAATGGTTCTGCATTAGTTCCTATGATAAGTCCTAAAAAGGTTGTTTTAGCATCTACTTTAGCAGATGTTACAATTTACTATGGTGGTATTTATAGTACTGCATTCACTAAAGATGGAGAAAGTGCCGCTGTAGTTGATACTACTGTACAGGATAATACCTTTGGTAGAAAAGCTATAATCAAAACTAGAAACGCTTTTGACCCATCTGGAACTGAAATCTTAGTACAAACCTCTTCTTTACCTGTAGTTAGACAACCTGATGGTTTTATTTGTATGCAAGTATTAGCTTAATTACTATGGGGTGGGGTTCTTCCCACCCAGTCTATTATTTTGGGGGATTTATGGCACAACAACAGAAGGTCAGAGAAAAGGTATTTGACCATGTTTTATCTGGTTTATCCCAAATAGTTTTTAACTCAAATGAAGTAAAATACTTAACTCCAGAGTTTGAAGACCCAATTTGTGAAGAAATTTTACTATGCTTTAGAAGTAGCTTCTATATTTGTATAGCTGGTTCATTGGTGGAAGCTACTGCGAAGTTAAATAATTATGAAACTAGATTTAGATTTTGGGCTGGTGAAAAACAGTCCTTTATAAATGTTAGTAGAAATATCAGTAATTTATATGGCATTCCTGCGGGAGGTGCATTACCTGCAATTATTGATAAACAAGTATTTATGCAGTATAAAACAGCTCCCTAACATGGGGGTGAATAATGAGATTTTCAAGGATAACTGGTGGATCGTTACAAACAACGAAACAAGTATTTAATTTTTCTTTTTTAGATACAAATCCAAGAGTACTCATATTTAATTTCTCTGGTATTATAACTGAAATAGGGGTGCATATTATAACTGCATTTCAGCAAGGGCATCAGTTAAGTGTGGGTATTCCATCAAATAGCAATTTG